GCCCCGCCTGTGGGAACATCGGCGGGTTGAATCAAATCCACGCTGACAAAGTCGCGCAGGATTTGCTCGGTCTGTGTCCGCGCCCAATTTTCGGCGAGTTTGCTGTAGAGCGTGTTGTCAAACGAAATGCCCGCCTGCCTTGCGGCGTTGGTCATGCCCGCCATTGCCATCTGAGTCAGGCGCGGCAGGAAGAGCGCCAGCAGGCGGCGTTTCTCGCTTTCCCAAAAGGTAGAATCAAGAGCCATTATTCCACCGCGCTTTGAATGACCCGCTGTTGCAACCCTGCGAAATACTCGGTAATCGCCGCTTGCAGTTCACGCTCTGCCGCGCCCTTCAACGGGGAAAGCGGGTCGGCGAGGATGGGCGCAAGGCTCTTTTGCAGGGCGGCATCATCCAACAGCGGGTCAAAAACCGCCGCCGCTTCATCCGCCGTCTGGCACTTGTTCAACGCCTCGCGGATGTGGGTCTGCAAATCGGCGGGCAGAATATCTGACGTAAAGACCTCGCGCGTCTTGCCCTTCATAAAGGCTACCGCGTTTGTCCGCCAGCGGTGAAGTTCATACTTTGCGCCGCTCTTCAGGTAGGGCATGAGGTTGGGCGGGATGGTAGGCGTTTGGTAATTGGTAAATGGAGATTGGGCGGGGGCAGCCTGCGCTGACTGGCGATATTTCTTCGAAATTCCCAAGCGGTCCTGCACATAATCCGCGCCGTACACGCCAGCGCTGATATATGCCTGATCCACCTGAGACTGCTGTAATCTATCCTCTTGCGGGGCGGCGTCCTTCCACTGGAATTTGACATCACGGCGGTTCATAAAATCGCGGATGACGCGGTTCACCAACTGCGCCACGTAGCCGCTGATGGGGTCAATCATCGAGCGGTACTGTGTATTCTCCGCGCCCTGCATAAAACCCGCGCCGCCAAGTCCCTGCCCCGCCACCATGCCAAACTCAGACGGCGAATTGCCAAACGCCCAACACGCAATCTTGAACAGGTATTCGTCTATCACTGTACTGTCGAGGTCGTTTTGGGTGAAGGGGAAAACATTGGAGCCAGTCCCCGAAGGCAGGAATAGCAACTGACTGGCGCGGGCTATCTCGCCTTTCATAATGGCGTTGGTGTACTCTTCGATGATGGCTTTCTGTTCGGGCGTTTGCACATCCACAAAGACAATCGCGCCAGGGATATTGCCATCGGTGAACGCGCCAATACGCTGCGCGTCTTTGCGGATGGCGGTATTGATGGCGGTCAGCGCCCACTCAATCGGCGACTCTCCGTAAACGGTGTGGCTCTTGGCGTTGAGCGGCTTGTAAATCAACTGGTCGGCGGCGTACCAGGTGGAGGGAATGCCATACAGGATTTGTGAGAAGGCGGGCATGGGCGGGCGGGGAATGCGTCCGCGTGAATCCAACAGCGGGCGGATGGTCGCGCCGTCCACAATTTCCAGCGCGCGCAATTCGCCAAACTGAACATCAGGGTAAATCGTCACCGCGTCTATCACCAGCAAATCTTCCAACAGCATTTTCAGCCAAGCGTCCCACTCGTTCACGCCATCGGGCTTCTCGAAGAATGCGCGGATTGAATCAGTCTCGACGGTTTTCTCATACGTGACACCTGACACTTCGACGCTTGACACTTCATTTGGCACAATCTCCCACTCCATGCCGCAAATCGTGCGCTTGATCAGTTCGATGTTCAGGCGCACTTCTTTTGTGTGAGATAAAGCGCGGAGCATGGGAAACGACAACATCGCGCCGAATCCCATGCGCGGGGTAATCATCAGATTTACGCCAGGCTGGTACTCGAACAGGCGCGGAGACTCTTCGCCGTTGACGGGTTGAAGCGGTTGCCCAGGTGAGAAAACGCCGTTCTGGTAGGTATTCACCGCCTGCGTGAGCCGCACCAGCGCGCGGGCTTGTTCGCTTAAGTCTATGCGGGTGGCGGTCGGTTGGGTGACGCTAAAGTTATCGGTCATTGAATCTCCTAAATGCAGAATGATGAATGCAGAATTTTTTATTCCACATTCTGCATTCTGACTTCTGACTTCTTCATTTTCATATCTTCCAACTGTTTGCGGTACATCTCGACCAGCGCATTGCCATCATCGGTCAGGGCGTTGAATGCGCCCGACGATGAATCCATAATGTCGTCATGGTCGGCTTCGGGCTGGTTGTGCATGTGATTCAAATAACGTTCGTTCCAGTCGGCTTCCACTACATCCACATTGCCCGCCTCAGCCTGCGCCGACAATGCTTTGGCGCGGGTGATTTTGTCTTTGCCGCCCGTGCCGACTGCATGAGCGTCGAGACCTGCCAGCAGCGAAGAAAGCCGCGCCGCGTCGCGCTTCGACGCCGAGCCTGGTTCCTGCTCCCAGCGAACCTTGAACGTCGCCCCAAGTTGTTTCGCCTTTGCCGCCCACTGCCTGCTGACGTTGACGAATTTCTTTTCTGTCTCAGCGGGTCCCGACTGAAAATCCACGCAATCTAAAACGGCGAAACGCCCGTCTTTTTTCTGCATGGCGGTTGCGGCGGTAAAGTCGGGGTCGGGCTTGTTCAGAGCCTTCTCGGTCGAGGCGAAATCCCAAAATAAAACAATCTCGCCGCCAGAAGGCGCGGCGGGAATACTGCCGAACCACGCCTTATTGAAGATGTTGCCCGCGCTCGGCTCTATCTTCCAGTTGCCTTCGAGCAGGCGTTCGCGGTCTACCTTGCTCTGCGCTTTCAGGTTGGCAAGGTAGCCAGGGTCTTTCTCCATCAGGATTTTGTTATCGTACAGGGTGGCGTAGATGAAGGTCACGCTCTTGGGCGGGATGTCGGGATGGTCGGCGATGAACTCGGCAGGTTTTCTTCAATCTCGTCTTGTATTTTGGGGTTGGCGCAAATTTGCGTCAGAGCTTTTTCCGGCGTCTTCGCGTGCTTGGCAAATTTCTCGGCGATTTCGCTCAATGCCGCATTGCGAGCGTGCAGGGTTCCCATTGCCACTTGGATGTTCTCGACCTGGTTGGTCAGCGCGGCTTCGGGTTCGCGCAGTTTGCGCTCAATTTCGCCCGGGTTGGCAACCTGTTCGGTCATGGCGGTGGTTTCTTGGGTTATGACTTGCTCCTTTTGGTGTTGAAAACTGAGAAAGTCCCTCGTGGGCGGCTTATGACGAGTAAGTCACTTCCTCCTCTGCCGGCTCCCGTGGGGGAGGGGTGTTCCTGAGTTGAATAAGGTGATTTCCTACAGCAATTCCAAATCTAAAATTTCCGACACCGCCAAGGAACATGATTTTGTTGTTTTTTCAAACCGTCCACGAATTTTTCACAAATAAACGAATGTCCGATCACAAATTCGAGCATTCGTGACCTACTCGTGGATGGTTGGCGGCTCAAATCGTCCAGTTTTGCGATGATTGGGTTCAGATTTGGAATTGCTGAATTTCCTAAGTACGATTAGGGACAATAACGGGATAATAGGAATATGACTAATATGTCTGACTTTATTTTGTGGTTGAATTCGGAGATGGGAGCGCGGGGAAAAATTCAGGCAGACATAGCAAAGACCGAAATAGTTACCGATGCTGCTGTCAGTAATTTGTTCTCTGGGGAAACTAAAAACCTTACTTATGAGATGGGTCTCGTCATCTCGAAAGCAACGGGAATACAACTGGAAGATATTTACGTCAAAGCGGGGCTATTACCACCCAAGCCAGATATGCAAGACCCATTCATAAAAGATATGCTGTCAAAACTCTCGCAACTGACGGACGAAGAAGACCGTGCCTTGTTGGGGGAAATCATCGTGACATTTATTCGCCGCACCGAGGGGCGCAAATCCAAACCGCGTGGAAAATAAAAACTCCCCGCAGTGGGGGAGGTGGCAGGCAAGACTGTAGTGTCAAAAAAACATGGAGATATTTTTCAGCGCCAGAAAAATCGGATATAATCAGAAATATCATCCTGTACAGTAAGTTTGTGACGAGGAAGAGAATATCAGCCTGTCTTTTTTTGAAGGGCTGGTGTGCGGGAGTCGCCAAGTGGTAAGGCATCAGCCTTCCAAGCTGATATTCGTGGGTTCGAATCCCATCTCCCGCTCTCTTAAGAATTACCACTTACCAATTACCCTGTTCTGGTAAATAGTAAGTGGTAATT